GGAGATATTTGGTTGAAGGTATCATAAAGTGCCATGCCAATGTATGTCAAAGATGGTGGAGACTGGAGAATACTAGATACATCGGGTGATACACCTGATCAAATGTATTGTAGAGACTCTACAAGTTTTACAAACAAAACAATATTAAATGGATACGTCAAAACAGGAGGCGTATGGAAAGAATTTTATACCATTTTTGAAACAACAACTTTAGAAACATTTAGCACTGCAGGCATTTTTACAGACAGAGTTCCAGCCTTAGCAAATCGCATACATATTCAATCTGCTGTCGGTGGAGGCTCTGGAGGATATCGTGGGGCTGATTATGATAAAGCAGGAGGGGAATCTGCTGGACCTGGTGGAGCATCAGGTGCGTTTATTTCTGATATGGTTTTTGCTGTTACTGGCGGTGAACAATTAACTTTAGTGATAGGAGACGGTGGCGCTGCTGGGACTGGTGTTTACAGTGGATCATCAGGAACTGGTGGCTCAACAACTTTATCAGGAGCAACGACAGGACCTATATTTACTTTAGGAGGTGGAGCTGCTGCATCTGTTTCTGGTGGAGGTGTTCAAGGCCCTCTTCGTATAAACAACGCAAGCGCAGGAGGCACAAGATCAGGTTTTGCAACCGCAATAACCTCTGGCACAACGGTTGATGGTTTAGATATTACAAGCTTTACTGGTGGTCCAAGAGGCACCTTTAATCAACAAGGAGATGGAACAGCGGGAGCTAATCCAGGCAACTGTGGAGGAGACAACTGTACAATTGGTGGTGGCGATGGAGGCGACTCTTTTGCTGGGTCAAGTAATACTGGTGGTATTGGGGGTGCAAATGGTAATACAGCTGGAACTGCAGGGACAAGAGGTGCAGGTGGTGGCGGTGGAGGAACAGAACCAGGCTCTTCACAAGGAGGTGCAGGTGGTGCTGGCGAAATAGTTTTTAGATATTTGAGATTATAATGCCTTTAACAAAATTAAATTTTAAACCAGGTATTGATAAACAGAACACTGAATACGGTGCGGAAGGACGTTGGATAGATGCAGACAACGTAAGATTTCATTATGGTCTACCACAAAAAGTGGGTGGTTGGCAGAAACTTGTTAATGATACAATCATCGGAGTCGCAAGAGATATTCATGCGTGGACATCTTTGGATGGTGTACGGTACACGGCTCTCGGAACAGATAGAAAATTTTATATATACACAGAGGGTACCATTGCTGATGTTACTCCTATTAGAAAAACAACAAGCAGTATATCAAACCCTTTTACAACCAATGGAACTAATAACGTTACCGTAACAGATACTGGACACCAAGCTTCTATCGGTGATTTTGTAACCTTTGATTCTTTTTCTGCAATAGATGGACTTGATATGAATGCAGAGTTTGAGATTACATCTATTACAAACTCTAATAGTTATGTCGTAACACAAACTAGTAATGCCTCTGGATCAACATCTGGAGGTGGTGGAACTGGTAATATTAATTATCAAATAAGTATAGGACCAGATGCTTCTGTATATGGTTATGGTTGGGGTATTGGCACATGGAACACAAGCACATGGAACACGCCTAGATCAACATCGACAGTTACACTAGATGGTAGAAACTGGAGCTTTGATAATTTTGGTGAGGATTTAATTGCTACTGTACATAAAGGTGGTACGTTTAGATGGGATACATCTGCAGGATTAAATACAAGAGCTACTGTCATTACACAAGCGCCTACAAATTCAAGATTTAATTTAGTATCAATGCCAGATAGACACATATTTTTATTTGGCACAGAAACAACCATTGCAGATAGCACTACGCAAGATGATTTATTTTTACGATTCTCTTCTCAAGAAGACTTTACGACATGGACACCAACGGCAACAAATACTGCAGGATCTTTTCGTATACAGGATGGGTCAAAAATAGTAGCTGCAGTTAGATCTAGAAATGCTGTTCTTGTATGGACAGATAATTCACTGCATGCTCTACAATTTGTAGGGGCTCCTTTTACTTTTTCACTTGTGCAATTAGGTGCTAACTGTGGCGCTGTTGGTGTGCACTCAGCCGTAGATATCAACGGTGTAGCATATTGGATGTCTCAGAATGCTTTCTATCTCTATGATGGTACAGTTAAAAAATTACCCTGTAGCGTACAAGATTATGTGTTTGAAGATTTTAGTATTGCTAATTATGCAGAAACATATGCAGGTATTAATTCTGAATTTAATGAAATAACATGGTTTTATCCTTCGGCAGGTTCTACACAAATAGACAGAGCTGTAAGCTATAATTATTTAGAAAAAACTTGGTACACATCTAACTTAGCAAGAACCACTTGGTCCGATTACGGTGTATATCAACAACCTTATGCAACAAAATATTTTCCTAATAATACTGCAACGACGCCAACAGTGATTGGTTTAACAGCGGGTGCTTCAACATTTTATGAACACGAAGTAGGTTTTGATGATGATGGTTCAGCTATGACTGCATTCATAACATCAGGTGATTTTGACATACAAGATGGTCAACAAATGTTATCTGTAAGCAGGGGTATACCAGATTTTAAAGATCAGGTAGGAGATGCTACAATAAAATTAGGTTTTAAATCATTTCCTTCACAAACAGCAACTGATATATCAAGAACAATAACAACAAATACTACTAAATTTGATCTACGTGGTAGAGGTAGACAGGCGAATGTAGATATACGAAGCACCGATGTAGGTGCTAATTGGCGTTATGGTACGCTTAGACTAGATGTAAAACCAGATGGAGGTAGATAATGGCTAAAATTGCAACAACTAGATTACCAGATTCAACACCTGAATATGAAGCATCACAATTTGATGCACTAATTCGTGTGCTTGAACAGATTACACAACAATTAAACTTTGGATTTCAACAAGATATAAAAGACGAATCTACAGCAAGGAGTTTCTTCCTTGGCTGATCAATTTAAAAGTTTTTCTAAGACTGCTACAGGGTCTAATACAGCGGTTTATACGGTGCCTACAGCTAATGAAGGTGCCGTGCCACCTGTATTACCAACTACAGCCATAGTAAAAAGCATTAGATTGTCTAATCAGACAGGTGGTGCGGTAACGACAACGGTAGCTGTTCTAGATTACGATGCTAGTTCACCTCTAGAAATAGAATTATATAAGGATAGTTTAGCGGATGGTGCAGAATCAGAGATTCTTACACATCCTGTGGTTTTAGAGCAACAAGATGCTGTTAAAATATTAGGAAATGGTGTAAAAATATTAGTAAGTTTAATGGAGATTACGTAATGTCTGAAGAAAATATAGGTAAGAAAGTACAAGACGCTGAACAAATCGGCACAGAAAAAGTTGGTGATAAAGAAATACCAATTCTAAAACCTGAAGTTTACGTAAAAATTTATTGTAATAATTGTGGAAATGAAGTTGATGATGAAGAAAAAGCCACTGGCATATGTAACGACTGTGGTAAACTTTGGTCTGAAACAAAAGCCAAAGATGTTACCATCAGAGTCGTTAAAATGCCTGAAGTGTTTGGTGACGGCGGAGAACTTTAACGGTTCTCACAATCACAGTCTTCACAACGATGTTGGTCTGAATCTTTGATATGTCTTTCAACGTCCCTTTCCATAGCTAATAGTCTTTCGTGATATTTGCTCACCTTATCTGCAAGGTAGGCAATGGCTTTATTTATGTCTTCGTTTTCCATATTTGCTCCTGTGATTGTTAATTTTGGTGAGAACCTAATGTAAACATATTTTATTTCAAATCAACAGAACTTTTTAAAATTGTTTTCTTGACAATCAGTGTGACTCAGAATAACCGACGTGCAAATACTCTATCTTTGTTACCCAACCTTTTGGTATTGCTATCGCACCACCACCATGATTATCATCTTTATCCGTGCACCAAGATCGCATAACAACAACCTTTTCTTTAGTGTTTACAACCATGTATCCTACTTCTTGACACACGGCCAACGGTGCATTAATTATGTCTTTTATAGGCAACCAACCAGTTTCCATATCACGAGCGTCCAACCACGTTAAACGAACCATAGGAACCTTTGTAATATCGAAGCTCATTTGTAGTTGCACAATACTAGAAATTTGCCTATAATTATACGATTAATTAGGCTTATTTCACAAGGCCAGCCTCCTTGCACTATTTAACAATCATGATTTGCAAAAGGAGAACATGCTAAAAAAGATTTTTAAGTCCGCTAAGAAATTAGTACAAAAAGCAGCGCCTGTAATAGGAGCTGGATTAGGATATCTTTATGGTGGACCAGCACTAGGTGGAGCATTAGGCTCTGGTTTAGGTGCAGGTATAGGTAGTTTAGTAGGAGGTAGAAGTCCTCAAGAATCTTTGCGTAACGCTTTATTAGGTGGAGCTGCAGGATTTGGTGCTACTAAATTTTTAGGCATGACACCAGGCGCAGGTCTCAGTGGTTTGTTAGGTAGAACAGCTCCTATATTAGGGACAGGAACAACTGGTGGAGCTGCAGGTTCTGGATTGATACCAGGAGCTGCGGGTAAGTTAACAGTAAAAGCACCTCAAGGATTAAATGCACTTCAAAAAGCTGCGGCATTTGTAAAAACAAGACCATTAACAAGTGCTGCTATTTTAGCAGGAGCAACAGGTTTAATGGGTAGCGAGCAAGAGCAAAAAGATTCAGAGATGATGCCAGGTGTATTTGGAACTGTAGATCCATTTAAAAATTTAGGCGCAGCAACTACTATGCCTGTAACAACGATTCCATTTTCACAGTATGGTCCTAATTTAATTAATAGAAGAGATGGTGGTATTATTGGTTTATCTGAAGGTGGTAACTTTCCAAGAAAAAACGGTAAGATAGCAGGACCAGGAACCGAGACTAGTGATGAAATACCTGCAATGTTAAGTGATGGAGAATTTGTTGTTAATGCAAGAACAGTCAGAGGATTAGGACAAGCAATGGGTGGTAAAGGTAAACAAGATACTAGAGACAGAGGATCAAAATTCTTGTATAGTCTGCAAGAGAAATACGGAGGCAAGAGATAATGAGTACGACTACTCAAATACAAAGACAACCAGAGTACATTGAAAAAAGAGCAGAGCAGCTTTTAGCTTCTGTATTTGGTGACCCAAGCGCAACAAGACGAGCTGGTGAAAGTGATGCTGATTTTAACTTACGTAAGTTTGGTAGAGCAGGAATATCACAAGCTATACCAGCATTTCAATTTGCAGGGTTCACGCCTCAACAACAACAAGCATTTGGTTTAGCAAGTCAAAATGTAGGAGCATTTCAACCTGCATTACAGAAAGGAATGTCAACAGCAGACCTAGGAGTTGCTGGTTTAATTGGTGGAACACAAGCTTTTCAGCCATCACAGGCACAAGCTTTCATGGACCCGTACCAACAGAATGTTACACAACAAGCTTTAGCAGAATTAGACAGACAAGGAGCTCAAGCTAGAAATAGATTAGCAGGACAAGCAACAAGAGCAGGAGTATTTGGTGGTTCTAGATTTGGTGTACAAGAAGCAGAATTAGATCGTAATTTACAAGACATAAAATCAAGAAGAGTATTTGAAGACTTATCACGAAACTTTCAACAAGCACAACGTGCTGCAATGGGTGCACAAGAAGCACAACAAAGAAGACAATTAATGGCTGGTCAACAATTAGGTAATCTTGGTAGAGTACAAGCTGGACTTGGCGCTCTTGGTCAACAACTAGGACAGCAAGATATACAGTCACTTCTAGGTGTTGGTGGTATGCAACAACAACTTGGCCAAGCACAATTAGAAGCACAAAGACAACAACAACTCATGGCACAACGTGAGCCGTTTACAAGGCTTGGTTTTGCTAGTGATATACTACGAGGCACACCTAGTGGTGGTATCTCTTACATACAAGAACCTAGCACTAGTCCATTTGCTCAAGCACTTGGTTTAGGTATCGCAGGACTTGGCGCTCTCGGTCAGTTTGGTCAAGGCTTTGGTGGAGTAAAAGATGCTTTTAGTGGCATAGGAAACATTTTTAACTAATGGTTTTACCTATTGTTTTTGGATTAGGCTCTTTAGCTTTAAGGGCTGCCCCCTACGCTGTTAGAGGTGCTATGGCTCTTGGAAGAGGTGCTAAGGGAGTCGTCAAGCCAAGTAATATAAGAAGTTATTTTGCTGGAACACCAAGAGCAGTTCAAGGACCCGTTACACAAGGGTCAAAAGGACTTGGTTTTGTGGGAAGAACAAGACCAGGAATATTAAATCCAAGTTTTAAAAATCAGGCAGCACAGTTCGGTGTTGGAGCTGGAGGTTTTATGGCTTATGACGCCCTAACAGATAGTGCCGAACAAAGCGTTGAAGATCAAAAAAATCAAGGAGGCGGTGAAGATAATAAAGGTGGCCCAGTAGACACAGTTCCAGATCCAGTAACACCTAAGAAAAAACCACCACGTGATGACGGAGGTGCAAGTGGATTAGATGATGATATTAAAAAAGGAAAACTAGATGACTTTATTAAAGAAAGAATGGATTTATTTGATAAATATTTAGGTGATAGTAAAGATCAATTAAAAAGTGGAGGCTTTGCAGCGTTAACAGAGTTTGGTTTAAATTTAGCCACTGCTAAAGGGGGTAATCTTATGGACAAAATTGCTCGTGCCGCAAAAGATCCTCTAAAAACTTTTACTGCAATAGGTATGGCAGCTAAAGACAGAGCGGATAAAATTAAAATGGCTGCTGTTGAATCTGGTATTGAAGCACAACAGGCAGCATTAGATAGAGCGGGTGATACAGATGGCACAACTTTTCAAAAGAATTTATCTACATTACAAGCTATGTTTACAGATGCTAGTGGCGAACTAACCATACCTCAAGAAGATTTAATTAACATGGCAAAAACAGGAGCAACCACTTCAAGAAAAGAATTTTTAGCAAGTGTAGTTCCTAATTTGGTAAAAAATTTAAACCCTAACACTGGTGTAGCTTATACTGCAGGTGAAGCTACATCCTTAGCTGAACAAATGTGGAGTCAAATTTCAGGTCAAGAACCACCTCCTTCCAAAGAGGATGAAACAACTACAACTACAACGAGTGATCCGCTTGGTGTTAGGTAATGAACATAGATGAAATTAGAAAAAAATATCCTCAATACGATGATATTTCAGATAGTGAATTAGCAGATAAATTATATAGTAAATTTTACTCAGATTTAGATAAAAACGATTTCTACAAAAAAATAGGATTGGAGAGAACAGGTCTTATAAAATCTGCAGGAGCAGGTGTTGTTTCAGGATTAGGTAAAGCTACAGAGGGACTTACGACTCTCGGCACTACACTAGTTGACCTAGGCTTAAATACACAACTAACAGAAAAAGTTGAAAAAGCTTTTGATGATAATGATTTTTTAAGTGGCATGGAAGATTTAGCTGATGATAGATGGACAGGATCGGTAACAGAAATTTTAACTCAACTAGGTGTGCCAGGTGGTATTGCTTTAAAAGGAGCTAACGCATTAGTAAAAGCTAAAAATCTAGGAACGTTAGGAAGAACTGCCAAAATGATGCCAACAACAACTAGAATGGCTGCAGTTGGCGGAGCAGAATTAGCAGCAGCAACTGAAGATTTAAAAACGGTTGGAGATGCAATGGGCTTTGGAATAACTCAAACAAGAGAAAATCAAGGTGAGTCTGGTAGAAGAGACGCAATACGAAAATTAGAGAACAGGTTTAAATTTGGATTAGAAGGAGCTCTTGGTTTTGGTTTATTTGAAAAAGCTTTGATGCCTGCAATAAAGTTTAGTTTTACGAAAGCAGTTCCTGCATTAAAAGGTATTTTAACTAGATCAACTGGATCAGCTGATGAAATCGTAAGAATGGTAGATGAATTAGATCCAGTGACTAATCTTCCAACAGGTAGAAAAGTTGCAGAAAGTTTAAAATTAGAACAAGGTTTTCAATTTAATAAAAATAATATTCTTCGTGCATTTGATAAACACGTACTAGCCAAACTTCGCCCAAGAGGAGATGACACAGTAATGGGTTTTAATGCAAAAAGAAAGATGATTGGTGAACAAAGAGCTTCTTTATCAGAGGCTAGTTATATTGTAAGATCTTTAGAACAAGCAGTTCAAAAACTTGTTAGACCACTTGGAGGAAAATTAGATGATGTGGAGATGAAACAAAGAGAAGAGATAATGGAAAACATATACGATTATTTAACTGCTCCCAAAAATGCAAAAGATGCAACAAAAATTCCCAAAGAATTATTGGAGGAAGTTAATGGTGTAAGATCATATGTAGATAATTTAAGTAGTGAATTAGCAGAGAATCCTTTAGCTAAAGGTGCATCGGATTCTTTCGTAAGAACAGTAGCTGCAAATGTAGGAGAGTATTTAACAAGAAGTTACAGAACATTTGGTTCAGAAACAAAAAAAGATTGGTTTGATAAACTATATAATACAGACAAAGGAAGAGAAATAATTGAAAAGGCAAAAATATTTTTAGCTGAAAAAGATCCTTCTGCTTATGGAGGAACTATTATTGGAACAGGAAAAAATAGAAGATTTGTTCCTGGCAGCACGGCTCAAGGAAAAGCGATGGATGCAGAAATCAAAGCTATCGTGGAAGCTGGTGATATGAATGGTTTAGGAAATGAGCTCGTAAGATTAAAAGCTGTTGATGATGCAGTATTTAAATCGAGACAACAAGTTCCAAAAGAAATACGAGAATTATTAGGAGAAATAAAAGATCCTAGTGTGCAATTATTAGAAACATCAACAAAAATAAATAATTTCTTATCTTCCTCTAAATATTATCAAAAATTAGCAGATGATGGTTTAGATAAATATTTTTTTGATAAATCAACCGTAAGTCAAGGGGGACAAAAATTTACTACACAAATAAAAACTGATTTATGGAACCCTTTAAATGGTAAATACACTACACCTGAAATAGCAGCAAACATAGAACGGTTGTCCAACATAAGTCAAAAACCTGGTATGCTTTCTAATTTTTATAATGGATTTTTATTAGCACCAAAAGCCATAATACAAGAATCAAAAACAACTTTATCTCCCATTACACACTTTAGAAACGTAACTAGTGCCCTATTCTTTTCAGGAATAAATGGTAATTTATTTAATCCATCAAGATTTATAAGTGAAGCAGCTAAATCTTATAAAATAACCAAATCTATTGTTAAAGGTGAATTAGAAACACAAGCAGGGAGAAAATTATTTAAGACAGACTCTGAATATAAACAAGCCTTAAAAGATTATATGGAAATGCAACGTCTTGGTATCGTTAATACAAGTGCAAGATTAGGTGACTTAAAAAATTTAATAGATGACATGACAACTGGCATAGAGAATATTAGTTCGGAAGGGACAATGTTTAATGTGTTAAAAAGATTTAATGAAAAAACAGGATTAAAAAGAATAAGAGAGGGTTCAAGAACATTGTACTCTGCTGAAGATGATTTTTACAAAATACAAAATTTTTTTGCAGAACAATCTAAATATAGAACAGCCTTTGATAAAGCGTATAAAACAAGTCCTACTAATTTTGCTCGTCAGTATGGTGATGAAGCTAAAGAAAAGTATGGACTAACAGATTTAACTGACGAGGTTCAATATAATCAATTTATAAAAGAAGAAGCTGCTGACATAGTGAGAAACAACATACCTAACTACGATTATGTTAGTCCTTTTGTAAAAGAACTTCGTAAAGCTCCTTTAGGAAACTTCATATCTTTTCCTGCAGAAATTTTAAGAACAGGAATAAATACAATAACAAGAGGTGCTAAAGAGATGGGAGATGAAAATTTAAAAAGTATAGGAAGACAAAGACTTCTTGGTGTAGGATTATTTGGTATTGGTTCAGGTAAAATAGTAGAAGAAACAGCTCAATTTATGACAGGAGTCAGTAATGAAACATTGAATTCGCTACGAGAATATTTACCAGAGTGGTCAGAAAACTCAACACTAATACCAATTAAACAAGGAGGTCAAATTTATTACATTGATTATTCTCATAGTAACGCATACGATTATTTAACTAGACCACTTCGTGCAGCAATGAATGGATTTAATGATGGATTTGCTAATGAACAAGGAGCATTACAAGCAATTGAAAACGCAGCATTTGAAGCAAGTAAAGAACTTCTTCAGCCCTTTCTTTCAGAAAGTATAATTTCAGCGTTTTATGGAGACGTCTTAATAAGAGGAGGACAAACGAGAGATGGTGTAAGAATATGGAATCCAACAGACTCAACGGGGGATAAAGTTTTTAAAACTATAGCTGAATTAACTAAAAGAGCGGCACCTGGATCAGTAAATCAATTATATAGAACTTACTTATCAGGAGTAGGAGCTGTTCAAAAATATAATAGAGGCTACAAACCCATTAATGAGGGGTTAGGTATATTTGGTTTTAGAATACAAGATCCATTTATTGAACAAGGTATACAATTTAAAATGTCAGATAACAAAAAGAATTCTGAAAATTCAATAGCTTATTTTAATGCCATTGCAAGAGACGGAAACTCTACACCTCAAGAAATAGCAAAAGCTTATCAAGAAGCAAATGAAAGAAAGAAAAAAGGAGATAAAATATTATTTAAACAATTAAAAGCTGCGGAAAATTTAGGTTTAAATAAAGCCTTTATTACTAAAAAACTAGGGGAAAGATACTCTAAAACAGAAACGGCCAGAATTATAAACAATAGAGTTGTTCCTTTTAAAGTATCGGATTTTATTAGAACACAAATAAGAAACAATGCTGCTATAAGAAATCAACCAAACCCATTGCCTCTAATAAATAGATTAACATCTGGCATATTTAGTAACTTTATAGGGCAAAATTTATTTGAAAACCCAGATAATTTATTTGATAGACCATTAGAAATAGATTTAAGAGAAGAGGATAGAACGCCTAACGTAGTAACTCCTTCATTTAGTGGTGCTTACGGAGCAGGAGATCGTGCTATACCAGAGGTTCCTTTATCACAAAATACTGGCACAATAGAGCCATCAGACAGATCTCAGCTTGCCAAAAGCGGAGATATTGATATAACAGAAGCAATAGCAAATAGAGGATAGTATGCCAAGAGGACGAGCACCTAAAAAAGTAAATAGAACAAAACGTAGACGTGTACAACGTAATGTTAAGAAACGTGCTAATGAGAGACGTGCTAATATAAGGGAACAAGCTAGAAATCCAAACAATAATCGTAGATCCAACGTAGCAACTGGCGGTTCTAATACAGGTAGAGAATCTGGAATTCTGGCTAGTCAAAAAACAAACAAAATTAAAAGCTTAGAACAAAGTGTTGGTAGTCTTGATAGACGAATAGAGAACGCTTTAAAAGATGGTAACACAGATTTAGCAAAAGATCTTCGATCAAGATTAAATAAATTTACCACACGACTAGGTGATGAAAGAGCAAAACAAATAGATGGTGGTGTTTTAAGAACTGATAGTGGAAGTATAATTAAAACAAGTAGTGGTCGTCCTGTTCTTACCAACCGTGGTTTAGCTGCATTCAACCAAACAAAAGATACAGATTTCTTAGATCCAACAAGAAAATTACAAAACGAATATCCAGAAGAATTTGCGAAGATGTATCCTATCACTAATCAATTAAATAAGGGACTGCCTACAACTAGAATTGCTAGAACAATAGGACAAGAACTTCTTGGTATAGAACCTAAACCAATAGGTTACACAGATCCTGATATGCCAGGTGTGAGATATCCTTTGGATATAGGCTTTGGTGCAGGAGAAGGTGAACCAGCTCCAATTATGATAGATGATTTTGATAAGGCATTAGACGTTGCCCCACCAGGTGTTCCTTTAGCTGATCAGATAATTATTCCAAAAGTAAAACCAAAACCAGACTTTCAAGTTGATTCACCAAGATTTAGAAATCCAGCTGAAGAAACAGGTGTTCTTGAATTTGGTGATAATTTAAAAACTATTGATGAAGCAAGAATACAAGGTCCAGATATGGTTAAGACAAACTTTCTTGATATGGGTGATAATTTAAAAACTATTGATAGTGCAAGAGTACAAGGTCCAGTAGAAAAAGAACCTCCTATTACAGCATTAAAAGATGAAAATATAATTATGCCTGGAACTCAAGTAAGTGGAGAGGACTTTGCAACTCAAGTTGCAGAAAACAACGCTCAATTAAAACAAAATGTAATTGCTAATCCTGAGCTAAATAATCAGCAAAAAGAAATGATACTAAAAGAAATAGACGATCTCACAGGATTTGAATCTCCAAGTTTACTTCCTGCTGGTAGATCCGATCCAGTAATCTTTGACCAGTATGTTAGTGACGCTTTAAATAGAATAGGGCAACCACAAGTTGTGCCTCAAAACTTTGATGTCATTGATCCTAGCATTGTTGATCCTGCAGCCGAGGCTGATGCACTAGCTACCTTAAACTCTTTAAATGAAAGCAATGCGGAACGTAGTCTTTTTGAAAGACTGTTTGATTCAAACCCAGATGAACCAGGAACTCAGTTCTTTAATTTAAATCCTAATAGATGAAGAAGAAAACAAAAAAAGAAAAGAAGATAAGCAAGGTCATGATAGAATTTAAAAAAGGCAAACTACCTATTGGTAAATCAAAAAAGAAAGTTAAGTCTAGAAAGCAAGCTATTGCTATTGCTTTGAGAGAGGCTGGAGTTAAAAGAAAATGAACCTGTCAATGCGTGATTGGATATGGGTCATGGGTATCGTAGCTGGTATTGCTACAACGTACGGCATGATGTCATCACGAGTCACGGCTCTTGAATCAAAGATAAAAGATTTAGATATGTTGCGTATCGATTCACGGCTCTCGGTCATTGAGATACAAGTCATAGAAATAAACGAAAAATTAGATAAGTTACTCGATTAAATATTAATATTATTATACATCATCGTTTCTACACATTTTACTTCATAGTAAAACTGTTCAATACCGTTTTTAAGTGCCCATTGTTCTGTATATATAGACTTAAGTTCTTTCTTCATTAAACATTCTTGTTCAGAATAAGTAATCTCACTAATGTGTTTAATACCAGGACTGTCTGGTAAAGCTAAAAATACAAATAATACCCAAATCTTAATCATTATTATAGAAGTAGCACTTTCCCTCCTTAGTTACCATGAGTAATTTGACGCCCATCTTTTTCTGTTGTTCACTTGGCATTCTTCGTATCTTATGTCCTGCATGAGTGCCTGTTTTTCTTACGCTTTCGCTCTTAATATCTATTTTAATGATGTCTCCATTATCATTCATAGCAATCACGTCACACGGCCCAAGGCCACTGATGTTATCAAATACATAGTAATTTTTTTGGGTTAGCCAGAGTATGGCTTTGATGTGATTTGCAAAACCTTTTCTATGTTTTCTATCCAATCTCGCCCCACGAAGAACCAATTTCACAATCTACTTTAGCTGGTACCCTCATCTCCACGGCATTTTCCATGATCTCTATAATCTTTTTCTTCTCCTCTTCGGTAGAAAAAGAAATATCCAACTCATCATGCACTTGGATTAAAGGGGTAATACCCTCTTTAAATACATCTATCATTGCTTTCTTCGTTTGATCGGCAGCAGAGCCTTGAATTAATCTATTCAAAGCTTTGTATGTATAAGCACGTTTAATTTTATGGCCAAAACCGTACTCTATTTCAGCCTCTTTCTTTGGCATAGCTTTGTGCATACCAAATGAATTAGGTTCCCACATGTCAAACCGACATTTTCTTTGTAATAATGTCTTGATAAAGCCATATTGTGAGGCTCTGGACATGCTTAAATCTGTTAGTTCCTTAACAAAAGGAACAGTAGAATGATAATTATTAAAAACATCTTCTATCTCCTCTTTTTCAAGCCCTAGTTCACTCATTAATTTTCCCTTGCCCATGCCATACATCATCCCTAAATTGATTGTCTTGGCCTGTTTTCGGTCTATATCAGCCATGTCTGCAACTGTTTGATGGAAATCTATATCACCGTTAGTATATCCATCAACTAAAGTCTTGACTCCTCTAAGGGCTTGTTGTCCTTTTTTCTCCTGATTTTCGCTAATAACTGCAGCATAATGCACCAAAAGACGTGGTTCTTGTTGTGAATAATCAAAGCATCCCCACTTCTGACCCTCTTCTGGTATGAATAATTGTCTTATTTTAGGACCAATATCAACATTTCTAGCAGGAATTTGTTGTAAGTTTGGATTCTGCATACTTAAACGTCCCGATATGGTACCACCAGTCTCTGATCTCAATTGATTTACATCAGCATGTATACGACCTTTGTATTCATGGCGCATGATAGAATCAATAAAGGTTGTTCTTGCTTTATTAAACTCTCTTGCTTTTACGATACTCTGTGCAAACTTATGTTTGTGTGTAGCTAAAAAGTTTTTATCAAAGCTTGGTAGTCCAGTAGGAGTTCTATTGTATTTTATTTTAAGTTTATCAAAAGCTTTTGCTATTGATAAAGGTGCTAGTATTTCTACCTCAAACCCACAAGTCTTGTATAAATAATCTAAAACTTCTTTTTCTGATTTCTCAAAATCATTTTTTATTCTATCTGCTTTTTCTAAATCTATAGCCACACCTTTCTTTTTCATAGCAAATAAAACATTGAACAGCTCTGATTCTAAATTAAAAATACTATTTAAATTTTGTGTGCTTATTTCTCTTTGTAATACATGCCAAAGTTTTAAAGTAACTGTAGCATCCTGTTCTGCATACGGACCAACATACATGGGAGGTAGTTTCCACATCTCACTTTTTGCATCTACACCCCATTCTTTTGCAGCTTCATACAACAATGCTTCTGATTTTGTTTCACCAACATACTCTTTTGAAAGATCTCGAAGAGAATAATTGTATCTATTTTCATTTAATAAAGGAGCTGCGATCATGGTATCAATTATTTTACCATTAACTTTTAAACCCATGGCATCTAACCACCCAACATCATACATGGCGTTATGAAATATTTTATCACAGGGTAGATCAAGTATTTCTTTTAATTGTCTTTTAAAAATTTTCTCATCAAAGTTACCACCACCTTCATGTGCAATAGGATAGTATCCTTGCCAACCATCCACGGCCAACGCTACACCAATAACTCTTCCTTTTTTTGTAGCCCACCCTGGTCCTATACCAGAATTTAAACCATCGTCTTTTGTTTCTAAGTCAATAGCAATTTCTTTTGCGTCAGATAAATTTGGAACAGACTCTGGTGGAATCCACTCACTCGGTGTTTTGAATAACGAGGGCTGGCTCACTTATCTCTTTCATTTATTTCCCCCGCAATAGAGGCATAAGCAGCTAAATCAATATAGCTGTCTTCTTTGTGTGCATGCATCAGTCTCGCTACTTTTACTAAAGCCATGCACATCGCCACATCATGTGCTGATATATTTTTCTGGAGGAAAATTGACCACAACGCAGCGATGTTCTTGTGATTTTTAAGTTTATCGCCGTATTCATTTTGACGATCTCCTTCAACCAATTCTTTTGCTTGTTGTAATATGTTACTGCAAATCATTTACAACTCTTTAAATTCTCTGTTTGATTTTGATGATATAAGATGCAAAGATTTTTTTGCTCTTGTAGCTCCCACATAAAACACTCTCCTTTCATCATCAATTACTTTGCTGATGTTGTTATCTACTTTTGTAGGCAGGTCTTTTAATAGCATAACATTGTCTGCTTCGCCACCCTTTGATGCATGTATCGTAGAAATTTTTATATTTTTCGATTTGTGAAAATCTTGGTCTCTATCCATAGCAGAATTAATATATCGTGTTTGTTCTGCTGGTATTTTATCTAGTGCAAAGTTCCATTCTGTATTGGAATCGACATTCAAACCATGCTTCACGACCAACGATTCATAGTCATATGTAACTTCATCACTAGCATTCTCTAAATTTTTAAATCCTCTTTCAATTCCACTATTACCTGAAATATAATGATAAATATCTTTTACGATTGGTAACTCAACTGATTCACCTTGTTGTATTTTTTTCCATCCTTTGATTGCATTCATCATTTTATCTGAAACAGAAGACCGTCCTTTGTACTCATAAAAAAATCCTTTTGATTTTAAATCTTCTATAAATTGTTCTGCTATGTAATTTGTTCTTGCTAATAT